TCCTGTCCCAGCTTAATCAGGTTGCGGATACCGCCACCCATGTTGGACAGAACAGGGAGAATAACATGAACCTCTCGCTCCTCAACGGGGCCAAAGATCCACTCAGCCATGGACTCCTCAAGGTGAGCCATAGTCACGTTTCCGTTACCTGCAACCATGATGGTCAGGTGAGTACTAAAGTCGCGAGTCATTCATGCCTCCTTGGCGATTGGTTTCGTTTACGACTGTAGGGTGTGTTCGTCCATCTGTCAAGGGGGTGGAGGAATATTGGATCTCCGCCTCTTGATAGTTGACGTTCGTCCTGGTAGGAACCCCTTGAACAAGGTGAACTGTACCAGCATGACTGTACCGGCAACGGCTAGGACGTTCCGTACGTCGCTCGGTGCATGAAGAGAAAGGTAGGCCACGAGTGGAACCACTGTCAAGTACAGCAACCACTCTGGTAGTCTGCCTAACCAAGTGCGTATGAAGCCCCATGCCCATATGGCTGCTAGTGAGGCTGTGATGAAATCCATGTGTACTCCTTCGTAGAGACCACATAGTAGCAGACTTGCCAGGTGATCGCACACGTGCTACCCTCTAAAACATATATGTATATAAATAAAAAGAGAGACATAGATTAACTATGTCTCTCTTTTAGTTTTTAGTTCTTAAACAGGTTGAGCAAATAGAAGGGAATAGTATTCACCAACAGGAAGAACAGTAGGTAGGGCACTATTCAGTCTAAGGAACTTATTGTTGTAATCCTTGTAGTAGTAAGAGCGAGAGGTATTAGCTGATCCTCCTGCTTCCCACTTGTAATCAGCAGAGGCAAAACCACCATCAAAGTAACCCTGATAATCGACAGCCTCTTCAACCATTAGAGAATCAATCCAGAATGAGAATGGAGCATGGGCTAGATCAGGAAACTTCACGTAGAAGAACATGTAATATTCACTCAATCCCGTTGGCGGAACTGTGTAAGTTGTCTGGATTCTAGTCCAGTTTCCATCAATTCTTTCTGGGTTGGTTATCTTTGTGGCATTTGTACTTACCCCAGTAAGTCCTAGAGAGTTACTGTCTCGGAAATCCATGTAGACATCAGGGCAGTTATCCCCTTGTAGAATCCATGCGGTGATTGTGTAGGTATGTCCTACCTGCAATCCTTGGACTACTGGCTGTCTACTTCCTCCATTGAAGTTAGCCTGTGTGGCTAGTCCAATCTTGGAACCAGAGTTACCAGTAAAGGAACCGCTGATAGGAACGATGTCACATCTCAGAGAACCTACGGACTGATATCCAACCGAGTTATCCCATACCAGTGTTGCCGGATCGGGTGTACCAGTAACTCCGGAAAGTCCCTGGAACCAATATGTAGATCCTGTATTGAATCCTGAATTCAGAACGTAGTTAACTCGGTCAGCCTTGACGTTAATCTGAGCTGTACGAGGGTGCTGGTAAGAAGTTGGGTTCTCGGTGAAACCAATAGACGCAGTGGTAATGACGTGATTACTTACGTAAGTGGTCTCTGCCAGGCTGGAAGGATTCTGGATTACTGGAACGATTCCCACATAGATAGCGTTAGTCGGAACATTCGAGTCATACACAGTTCCCTGCTGCCACGTTCCCCCACCTGGGTGAACATTCTTGTTGTTAATGGTGGAGTGTGTGTAAGTGGTTCCTGATGTAGTTCCGGAAATGATATTCCAGTTGGCATCGTAGTAGATCAGAGAGGCAAACCAAATGGTATTGATTCTAGTGGTAGAGAAGTAAACACTACCGAAGAATGATTCTGGTGTACCGAACTGATCGAACTGAAGTGGAATCAATGCCTTACGCTGAGGGATTAGCCAGTACGCTAGGTTACCGTCTCCAGTAAGACCAGGGCTTGTAGAGCTAGTGATCTTTCCAGCGTACTGACCGTTCAACGCGTGGTCAGTGCTGCGGATAATTCCACAAGAACTACCTGAGTACTCACAGCCATTTTGATAAAGAACGGCGTCAATAGGCAGACGGTTACCTAGACCCTTGGTAGTTTCAAACTGAATATTGGTCACTAGATTCTGGTTAGTGGTGTCAATACCAGTAACGTTGTACTGCATATCCACGTATGCCGCAGGCTGGAAGTAACTTCCATCACGATATGGCATAGGAGCCTGATAGGCATTTTGTTCACGCTGCCAACTTGAAGGAGTTAGCGTAGTGCTAGTACCTGCAAAGTTCAGGAAGTTAGTTGGTGTCCACCAGTTCATCATCAGTGGGTCAATAGCCTGGAATCCGAAGGAGTAAGCGAAGTCAGACATGCCACCCTCAGGGATTCCCAGAGTAGCCGTGAACTTGCTTCTAACGCCCGCTGAGGCACTAACAGAACCGCTTAGGGCATTAGGGTCAGTGACGTCTAACAAGCCCGTAGCGCCGCTTGTAGACAGCGTAGAGCCCTTAAGCTGCAAGCTGGTGGCAGGCTGGTTCACGTGGCTGATATACGCAAGGTTTCCTGGATTCTCTACACCATTGAATCCGGCAAAGATCGTAACGGTAACAGAGGTCAGGTCAAACTGATAAGGAACAAATCCCTGCTGTGTCCACGTAGATCCATCAGGAGAAGTATCGAAAAAGACATTGACCTGATCGCCATCATTTCTAATGCGCCAGTATGCATGTGCCACAGGATCGTAGGTAGGCATAGCTGTCGTAGTGATCTCTGAGTTAACAGAGGAGTACGCATTGAATTGACCGTTAGGACCATAGGACATCTCTACGTAATTGTTTCTATCGAAACGAATTAGCAGACCAGTTTGCACACTCCCATTCCCAGATGGAGCGGGAGTGATCTTCGCAAAGAAACTATTCTGCTTCAAGTCATACAGTGAGGCACCCACGTAGCTGGGAGTATTGGTGGCTTCCACATACGGCTGTCCCTTAATGGGGTCATAACCAAAGCTTCCACTATTGGTATTCCACTGAGGGTTGATCAGCTCAAAGCTTCCACCGAATCCTCCGTCTCCGAATCCGAAGAAACCAAAACCGTCGGCTAGAAAGATATCGGTTAAGGTATTGATTTTTGGATTTGCCATTTACAGTGCTCCCGTTGATGAGTACTTCTGAATGTAACCTGCACGTCCAACAATTCCTGTGTCACCTGGACCTGTACCGGCTGAGTGGGCAATACGTGTGAGAGCACCATCACCTGTGCGCTTGTACTTGAATACATCTACGTCTAGATCAGCGTCCACAACGATACGGTCACCGTTTTGCAAACGAGTCCATGAGGCAAGCAGGCTGTCTACTCCAGCTACCACCTGACGAAGGCTAGTGCGGGTTACGTAATAGAAATTGTTTGCGTCCAGCATAGCAAATACCATGCCGTGTGTCTTGTGTGCAGTGTCAGTGAAATCGGTAATAAATGTCATGGCAAAGCGACCGGATGGATTACCCACGTCTACTGTTAGGTAGTTATAGGTTAGAACTCCCGACAGGATTGGATCAGTGGAAGCCATTCCATAACTGCTTCTCCACATGTTCGCAACAATTCCGGCGGTTCCACCAGACTGCCATGTACCGCTTGACACGGTTCCATCGGTCGCAGCATTGGCTAGAGAAGCCTCAGTAGTACCATTCAGATCCTTGTGGTCGTCCACCATTCTGGTAACAATTCCCTCTGACCCGAAGTTGTACCCGGTATATGTAGAGGCAGTGTTGTTGATTAGGTTTCCGTTCTTGTCATAGTAGTGCGGAATAGGCATGACTGTGGTATTAGCTCCACTGTCATTTACCTTACGTGTCCAGTAAGAGGAGGAAACCACAGTCTTCTGTGACGGAGAAATGAATACCCAGTTGGCATTGGAATAGTAGTAACCGGTCGGCTGGGAGTTTACATTACTGCTGGTACACATGTAGTGAATACCGTTGTACTGAACGTCATCACCCACGTTGTACTGTGTGATGGAATTCCATACAGGAAGCTGAACAACAGGAATACCATCACGGATGATGTTAGGCAGATCAGAAGTTGTGTAATAGAAAGGCTTCCAGAAGTTCTGATCTGTTCCAGGAGTCTTAGCCCCGTATGGAGTACCAGGACCAGAGGGCTTCAATGCCTGATAGTAGTAACCATCTGTGTACAGAACGTAGTTGTTGATTACGTAGTTCGTACCCGCAGCGTAGTTAGGCGTATTCAACTTGAAGGTGGAATCCAGGTTGTAATTACCAGTGCCGATGTTGTTGGTCTGCTTTGATGACAGAGCATTCCAGTTGTTACTGGTGGCATCAGAAGGATTAGGAAGACCAGTTCTCACACCTTCAACAGCTCCAGTAGCACCGACTCCGGTAAGTCCCCAGGTGGAGAACTGTCCAGTCTGAGGATTCTTATTGGTTGTGCTATCTAGGATGTACACCTGTGCAACAGACCACCAGGTGTTAGAGGCTGTGGTTCCGGTCGGAGCCTGTGCCTGTCCCTTTGCCTGTGTGGTGTTGTTGTAGTTGTAGCCGTTGTACGTGATCTGCTGACCAGGGAAGTAAGTGGAATTCACATTCCAGGAATCGTAAGCAGGATGAACAAAGGCAGTCTGGTCAGCGCTGTTGTACATATTCGCGCCATAAGTGGTATCGGAATCCCACCCGGCTAGCTCAGCGATAAGGTTGTGAATGCTCTGTGTCTGTCCCTTAATGCGGTAGTTCACAGCGGCATTCTTAATACGCTGTCTTCTCTGCTGAGGAGTGGACAGGTAATCAGTGGTAATACCTAGCTGCTGTCCCAGGATATCCAGGTGTGCGGCTGACACAGAGTCAGCGTCACTCAGCTTTAGGTAGGAGTCATACTCAGCCTTCAGCATATCCAGACCGAATGCCATAACGGATTCGTAATTGAATAGGGACTGATTGTCGATCTCTGTGTTAGAGAAGGTGTCGGAAGTGTTTGACTTGTACGGCTGTGGTGTTCTGTTGTATAGCAATGCGTCATAGCCCTGGTTACCCAAGGCTAGAGTAGCTGCGTAACCAGCAGGGTACCAAGTGGGGATGTACTGAGAGGGAGACCAGAAAGAAGAACCAGCCGCAGGAGTGTGGTTGGTATTGCTGTTCTGAGTAGAACTCCAGTAAAGCCCATTGAATAGAACCTGCTGGTTAAGCACGTATGTATTTCCGGAAGACCAGGTTGGAGCCTCTACCGTAATGAACATTGAGTAGTAATAGATCGTACCTGGATCTAGCTGGGGATCGTCATAGGTTCTAAGGATTCCCGCAGGGAAGATATCGGTAAGGACTACTCCGTCCTCAGGGTGGTTGGCATAACCGTAGGTGCTTCGTACTAAGCGGAGCATCTTCCATGAAGTTGTATTAGGAGAAGCCCAGGAAAGAACAATGTCTCCATAAGCTGATTGCTTCGCAACAAAGGGAGCTACGCTGTAATCTTGTGGCTGTGAGTAACCATAGTACGCAAGACCATAGATATCAACACCGTATCCTTGGCTCATTTAAACTCCTTATGATGGGATATCTCTGATATAGGCAATGTTTGCATAGATAGTAGCGGTCAGGGTTCCAGCCTTGTAGCAGCTCTGATAGGCGTGTACCTTTACCGCATTGCCCTTATACCAAGGATAGATCATAGAAGCTGACTGTCTCGCAAAGTCCTGGAATCCCTGAGGGAACCAGTCTGTCTGACAGGTCAGGAACGCTGAGGAACCTGACTGGAAGGCTTCGATCTGTAGCTTTCCACTTCTGTCAAAGGTAGGCAAAAGGCTGGCATTGGTAATGCTGTCCTTGTGCCATCTGATATAGAAGTTGAAATGGTAAATACCATCACGAGGACAAATAAGGCTAGAACCATTGATCATGTTATTTGTGTCAAACAACTTGGAATTCCAGGACGGAATCAAGTCGTTATTAAATGGTACATGAACATCGTGAGCAGATACACCCACGTATGGAATAGAGCTTCCCTTACGCGCCGCACTAATTCTAGTACTTACGTCCTTGTACTTGGTAAGCTTCCCATCAATGGTTTCTTGCTGCGGATTTGTTCCCAAGGTAGACTGAACGGCTCTGATCTCATCGTAGGAAACGTTGACATCTGCTGCCTCAACTAGCTCAGTGTAGTCCTGACGGTATGCAAAATTCTTAATAGCTGCTGGATAAACCGCTACCATTATTTCTCCTTATGTAGTCGCCGTTACAGTAACGATGATATTCCCTGCGGTAGGTAGCTCGTTGTTTCTCATAAGAATATCCGCCGCACCAGACTGTGTTGCATCGCTTCTAACGAACAGAGGAATGTTGATGTACTGAACTCCAGGAATAGAATAGAGTGCAGAGTAAACGGAGCTTAGCGTTACACGTCCACCTAGCTGCGTGTTAGCTGGAGCGAATAGATTCTGGATAGCCTGGACAGCCTGAATCTGAATAGCGGTAGGGCTATAGCGGGAGCTACATCCGATAAGGACAGGGCTACCAGAAGAGCCTACGTTGATTGGGATAAGGCTGGCTGCTGTGCAGGTGACCACTGTTCCCGCTAGGGATAGCGGTTGTAGGTAGGCAGTCACGGTGTCCAGTGTCGCCTGTGTTGGAACAGTATTTCCTTGACCTGTTACATAGACTGTGATGTTGGTGTAGGTATTCGCTACAGCCTTTGCCTGAGAAACTACAGGAAGAGACATGGCTAGGTTGCCATAGTCAGTCAGCGTTACCGCTCTTTGCTGAGTGGTGAAAGCACGAGGTGCGTTGGTTCTGATCTGGTCAATTGTCTCTGCTGCTGTTCCTCCAGAAGTAGCGGAGGAAGCAGAGATGGTGATTCCACCAATTGGTGCAGCGATATCCACAATGGAGTTAGCAGATAGATTACCAATTGTTCCTCCACCTACGCGGTAGTTCACGTAGATATTCAAACCGGCTGGAGGAATAGAACCGTTAAGACCATCACCGAAGTGAACGGAGACAACTCCATTGGCGTCAACTGTCTCAGCCCAAGCTAGATCAGAAGATCCGGACTGCTGTAGAGAAGGCACCTGGCTCCATGGAAGGATAGGGTCCTGACCGCTTGTAGAGCCGTATGCAGGGTTCTGAACGTAGACCGTAATAGAACCACTCACCACAGGGTTATTGGCCAGTGTGAAGCTCTGTAGCGATGATCCGTCAGAGGTTCCCACCAGCTCAGTTGTGATAGAGAATGGGCTAGCAGTCGAATTACCTACGGTAAATACTGCTGATCCCTGAGTCACACCCTGAACGACTGGAACGGTAATCGTTCCTCCACTACCAGGAACGGTGGCTGCCTGTGTGGTCTCAAATACCAACGGACCATTCAGGCTGGAAATGTAATTGGTTGTTACCTGTGTAGCCGCAGGAACAGCGACAGAACCAGAGGATGTAGCGGTCTGGAATGTCACGGTACCCGTAGCCGCTAGCGCTTGTCCTGGTGTATATCCCAGAAGCTCCGCTAGCTGGATAACAGAAGATAGCTGGGTAGCAGTACCGATGTACGCCTCAGCAACAATACGGTCACCGTAGTAAGACAGAACGTCTAGCTCTCTCGCTAGAGATTCCAGAAGCATTACTTCAAGGGAACCGGGATTCTGATTAGTCCATTCTGGAAAAGCTGTCTTAGCAAAGTCCAGCATGGAAGTGATAAAGCCTGTGTAGTCCTTGCTCGTGTAGTCGATAGCAGGAACGCCATTAACTGTTGCCACTTGCATCTCCTTCCTTTACTGTTCCACCTACTAGGACTGTGACTGTATTAGCCACAGCGCTTGTAGTAGATGCGCTGATTAGTGGTCTGTAATTTACATTAACAGAAGCTACTCCGTCATTAGCCTCATTTGTATTAGGCTCTACAGATACTACCTCAATGTCAGGTTCGTATGCATTCAATTGCTGCGTTACGAGATCCTTCATTTCCGCAGCTACAAAAGTGCTGCTGGTATCGAATAGCAATCTGGATAGGGGCAGCCCCATCTTAGCTCTCATCGCGCGCTGTCCTACCTCAGTAGAAACGATGGCGTCAATACGCTGAGAGACCTGTGTGTCTGTGTCCGTCTCTACTGAAACTGAACCATTCTCCAGTACAGCAAACGGAATACTCATTTGTGATCCCATAAATTTATTATCCCAGATTAGAGGTAGTAGCTCATCCCGTTAAAGGAGACCCACGGTGGCTGAATGGTAGTCGTATTCGTTCCAACGATGATGGCTGTGTGGTCGGTATTCATATCGTTCTTCACAGATTCCGTTGTGCTACTGGCAAGGGAACAGGCAGCCGTTAGAGTTCTACGAGATGTAGGAACAGCTACCAAAGGAATTACTGCCCACTGACCACCGTTGGCAATGGTGCTGCTGGGATAGGTAACGTTGACTGCCCCGCGCATAAACACCTTACCGGAACCATATTCATTTACTACCTGAAATTGTGGTGTACCGTTACCGTTTCCATCTCCGGTAAAACCAGTAGACAGGGTGAAGTTTGTCCAGTCCTGAATCAGAGTGTTCGTGTTAGGAAGAGAATTACCAAAGTAAGCAGGCTTGGTAAGGTCCCCACCATTGAACATGATCCAAATAATGCTCCCCACCTTGGGGATCGGCATAGAAGGATTAACAGGCTCAGCAGAACGAATCTCCGCTAAGCCTGCAATCTGTGGACACTGAACTCTGATCTTCCCTGAGTTAGTGGAATCCGTATTGGAAGTAACGAGCGCACGGTAGATAGCGTCGTACTTAGGTTGCATAAACCGTAGCTCCTAGATTAGATGAAATCCATTTATTACCCACCAGCTTAGCAGGCACCTTCTGAGTAATGTTCTGAGTCTCAGAAAGGGGATCTACCTTAGCTGTGTAAATGTGATCTCGAACCAGGGTGGTGTCTGTGAAGTACGTACCCGCATACTTGTTACCGCCCGGAGGTGGCTTTGTCAGATGGTGTACAGCACTCTCTACTAGCCAGAGTCCTGCGTCATCGGAGGGCAAGGCACCCCCTACGAGATTCACTAGGGTATTCGGACGAATTCTAGCATCTCCTCTCAGCTTTGAATTCGCAGTATTCCAGTAGATGTTTCTCAGAGAATCCGCCATTACCTTTTGGGATGCCTCGTAGTAGGACTCAGCGGGAGCTTCTGTGTAGTACTTCGTAATGTAGTCAGCCAGCGGTCTACCTGCCTGATCCGCAACACTAGCCTGAATGCTAGCCTGTGTGACTTGTCCTGTCTGGGGGTTAAGTCCCACGACATTACGGTTAGCCACGATTCCACCATCAGGAGTGATCGTACCCACGATAGGTATAAAGGTTCTTACTGTGTCGTAGAGACCAGGCTGATTGTGAGACCAGAACTCAGGAATGTTTCTGACATTCCCTCGGTCTAGAATCTGCTTTGGATTAATGAAGTACAGGTCTGTATTATCCACATAGAATCTATAGCCAATTTCGTCCGCTAGCTGAGCCAGGAACCTGAAGTCACTGGAGTTCTGTAGACGGTAGTCAATGGCTGACTGGTAGTTGTGGATGACTCCTCTAAGCCCATTCTTTGTCGCGATAGTCCCTGCGATAGTGGATGGGCTTGTGTGCTTCCAGGACGTATTCTTTGTGGACTGCATTACCTGAGAGACACCTGTGATGGTGTACTGAACTGTGGATGAATTCAATCCGTTATAACCGTCATCAGTACCAGTACGAATCAACTTATAGGAAGACACATATCCAAGGAAGGTATAGACATAGTGCGGTCTATTCCCGTAGTTGATTTGGATAGGTGTGCCTTCCTTCAAATAGCTCCACTTTCTCAGAGAGGCATTACTTGTGGAACCAAGATTGCTACCCACATAGTTGACATCAAGTAGTGCAATTGCGTGAGTGTTTGTCTTCTGAATGATCTGGACGCACGGTGTGTAGTAGGTGAGAGGGGTTGTCCCATCCACGTATACCGTAAAGTCCGGATATGAGGGAGCAGGATTAAGCACTTGGAATTCTCACCTGCGTTCCCGTAGCTAGGTTATTCCAGAACAGGATCTCTGGATTAGCGTTAGCAATTCTCCACCACTGTGTCTCATCCCCATAGGCAGAGTATGCCAGATAGTCAATCTGGTCTCCTAGCTGCCACGTGTAGACGCTAATGCTGTACACAGTAGGCTGGCTAGGAGGGTTGATGATAATGGTAGAACGAGTAACACCACTGGTATCCGTTAATGGAACCACGGTGTTATCGGCGTATCTGGAATAGATACTAATAGCCATAGTCTCTCCTTAGCCGCTGTTCTTCTTAGTTGCTGTATCAGATGTCTGATATGGAAGTGTTGTAAAGGTTACGTTGATTGCGCAACGAGATGGAACCATTGCCTGATTGAAGTGGGTCCACGTTACATCGAATGATGAAACATATCCGAAGTACTGGAGGGCACCCAATGAGTTATTACCAAACGTCAGCTTGGCTGGAACCATCTGCATTGGTCCCTGAACCGTAGTCTTCGCTACACCATTGATAGCGAATGGGGGAGCCACCTGACCAGGGGTTAC